GCCTTTATCTTTATAAATATTTCTAGCAGTATCAACTTTTTGTACTGCGGCTGTTCCTGATGCAATCTCAATAGCAACACTTTTTTGAATTAAATCTAAAATCGCATCTGAAAATTTTCCTGCTGGAAGTCCTTGACCTGCTTGAAGTCTTCTCATACCCTGAATAACTTGTTGAGCTTTCTGGTTGTCTCCACCCATAAGTCTTAATATTGCAGGTAAATTTTTAGATTGTATTTGTGGTGCTTCTCCACCGCCTGTTGCTTGAAATTCGTCTAGTTTCATTATAGTATTCCCTTTAAAGATTGACTATGGTTAGAAACTTGTTTTGTGTTCTCAGCACCTTTACCCATATTAACACCTTTTGTTAGGTCATCATATGTTGGTGCAAGGTTATCGCCCATTAATTCGTCTTTACTTGGATAATTTCTAAAGTAGTCTGAACCTTTTTCTGCTTTAATTTTTGCTAATTCATCTAAGAATTTTTTATTATATTCTTCACCAAATAATGCTTCTGAAAAATCTAATTCTTTATTTTCTGCTTCATAATGCTCAAATGCTTCAGCACCATCTCTCATATCGATATTTTCAGGATCTATTTCAACATTTCTATCAACATCGTTGGCTTGTCTTTCTGCTGTTATTTCTGCTTCAAGTCTTCTTGGCTCTTTAACACCATAACAAAGCACTCTTTCGTGATCAAGTCCCATATTAACTGCTAACCAAACTTCAAGAATTCTTTCGTTTACTGGATATTTTAAAATAACATCTGAACTACATACTTCTGAAGTAAATTGTACACCTTTAATACGGCTAAATTCCATTGGATTTTCTTGGATTGGAGTTCTTTTGAAAGGAGTAGCACTAACAAAGTTATACTTGGCTAGACATTTTTCTAAAATGTCCATGTGATCATTACCACAATCTGCGGCAATTTTAATTCTGTATCCGTATTCTTTACTAAATGCTTCTGCTATGTATTGCTTTAATTCCATTAGAAACTCCAAATTCTATATAATGTTATTTATCATTTTTCACATTTTCATCTTTAATTATTCTTAAAAGATCATTTCTGTCAAAAACAGTAGCAGTAACACCCTCAGTTTCACCAGAACCTTTATCACTAAATTTATCTATTCTAGCCTTTTTAAGCATAAGGTCTATTTGTTGTAACTTTGCTTTTGTTTTGGCATCACTGGCGTCTAAGGCTATTTTTAGCATATTACTTGCCTCTGCAAACACTTTACCAGCCGCCATATCACTGACATTCATACCCAGTTGCATTAATTGTTCATAACTTTCAATAGCCTTTTTGGCTATCTCGTTCATTTCGTCTTCGTGATCTTCTAGCCCTTTTATTTCTTTAAAAGCAAGATTAATTTTTTCACTTACACTTAATGCATTCTGAGTTTCCTCTATCTCTGCTTCTGTTTCCACAATAGTAGGTTCAGTTTTGGTAACCTCTTCAATAGGGGGCAGATTGAACTCTTCTTCCAATTTCTTTGTCATAACACTATTTATTACTTGCGTTTACGAGCTACTCGTTGTTTAGGCTTACGTGGTTTGTTATTTCTGAATATTTGGTCTTCGTTAATGACTTTAAAACGAATTCCTTTACGTTGACACCATTCTTGTGCCGCTGTCCATTTTGCGGCATTTACGGCAGTTTGAATTGCATCTCCTTGGCTTCTGGCGTTTCTAAGACTAGTTTGAGTACTGGGTTTTATCTCAATAAGTTCTACATGATTATGGCCGTCTCGATCTGTGTATTGTATCATAAAGTCAGGAACATAATTGTGATACTTTCCGTCTAATGGACTTCTGTAAGGTATCTTGACATTTTCACTTGCCCATTTAGTAATGTTAGGATGAGTATCACACATTCGCATAAATGCTAACTCCCAACTACTTCTGTAGGTAGGCTCTTTGGAACCAACATATTTTGCACTTTCCTGGACTAGGTATTTGCCTTGCATAAATTTTTTCATAATTTATGCCTTTATTAATGTGCTGACTGAACTCTTGGAATTTTTTAGTGGGACTACTAAGTTTACCCTGTTACCAACAGGACGTAATGCATTAATGGCATCATAGGCATCTTTGGTAATTTTTAATGTATTAGTGGTTAATTCAAAAAATTCAAAAGGATGGATACCTTGTTTTTCTGAAACTTTTAAAAGTACAATACTTAATGCATTAGCATTTGCTTCAGAAAATCCTGAACTTTCTAGTCTAAGTTTTACTTGTTCTAAAAGAGGACCATTTAAATTTTGATCTATATCTTCTTTTTTAAAACTTCCTAAAATTTCTGCTGATGCTTGTGGTAAGGCAAAATCCACTGTGGAATTTTCTAAAAATATTGTAAGTACTTCATTAAGTACCTGATAATTCCTGCTGTTACCAAATGTTTCGTATAAACTTTGACTGCTCATTATGTACCTCCGTCGTCATCGAAACCAGCACCACCTTCACTGTCACTTCCTGAATCAGGTCTCCAACCTAATCCTGTAGCCGCATTATTAATTCCATCTGTAACAACATCACCAAGGTCAACTTGTAAATTTGTATCAGAGTCGACTCCAAATTTACTAAAAATTGTGTCATCACCAGGATTTTGTATGCCTTGAACAACCTCATTTGTTAATCCGCCTAACAGAGCATCTTTAACATCTCCACCATTTAATGCGGCTGTTAATCCATTATCTAATATTCTGCCAAAAGGACTATCATCAAAAAAGTCTGATACTTTGTCTAAAAAACTACCTGCACCTGAACTTGTGACTTCTTCTCTTGTATCATAAAACTCATTGGGTTCTGTAGCAGGTGTGACCATTTGATCACCAAACTGTGTAAACACCTGAGTTGCTCTGGGTCTTTCAACGATTCCTGTAATATCAGTAGGTTTTTCAGTTGCTACAGGCTTACTGATGTTTCTTGAACCTGGTAGCTCTACACCATCCATTCTTTCAAACCTATCTAAATCTGATTCGCCAAGATCAAAATTAAGTGTATCATGTACTGTGAAATACTCATATTGTAAACTTAGATTAAAATCTTTAAATCCGCTATCTGAATAATCTATGTCACCAAAATTTATAGTAGTAATAACTGGATTAACTAAACTGTACTGAACTCCTTTATCTGCATGATAAAGAATTATATCTATTCTTTCAAAAAAGTTTTTAGAATAACTTGGAGAATATCCAAATGCATCACTGTCAAAACCTTTAGATGTACTATCTGTTGCATGTTTAGTTTCGCTATTGTATGCTACAAAACTTTCATGCATCTGCTCAAAAGTAACTTCTCTACCAGTCATTTTGTTTGTTGCATCTCTGAAATTATATGTAAAGTATTTCATTAATACAGTAAGCCACTCATTTTGTATTGTGTCAAAAATAGTTAAATTTATTGGAGCATATTCTCTACCAGTGGTAATAATTCTTTTTCTGTTGAATGAATTTTTTATTTCTGTATTAAATGAAACTTCAGGTAATTGAGCTGTTCTTATTAATGAGCTTAATCGTGTTCTTAATTCAACACTATCTCCCAAACCTAAAAAATTATCATCCAATAAGGTTCTGTTAGGTACAAAATTTATGTACCCTTGGAACTTTTGTCGCGGAGGAGCGACATCTGGTCTGAATTGATAGGCGTTGCGAAAGTCCTTTGCATAGAACCTTCGCCCGCCACCGAATTTAAGAAACTGCATTAAGCACTCCTACTGGTATTAACCTAAAGTAGTAGAGCCTGTACTTACTGTTTCTGGGAATGGATCTCCACCAACTACTCTTCCGTTGACATCGTTGTCACCTTCGAAGTGTACTGCGTTATCGTATCTAATGGTCATTATAACCTGGATAGGATCACTTGCCGCATAGTCGGAGTCACTGTAATCAACCTGTGTTAAAAAACATCCTTCTAAGAACCAAACTTCAGAAGCACCTGCATTGACACCATCTAAAACTTCGATTTGACAATCGAATTTGTAATCACTACCTGAAGCAGGTGTTGATTGTTGGAAATGGTTTAATTGTCTTTGAACTTGTGCGCCAACAAGTTTAGTTACTTGGTTTTGGATATCGTCCCTAACAGTTAAAGTAATTTGTTCCCAAGCATGTTTGCCTTGAACATAGACTCTTGAGTTATAACTATCAATTACTTGCTCTTCATAACTAATTTTTGGTCTTGTTACGTTTTGAACGTTTTGTGTTAAAACCTTAGTTTCAGCACTACCACCAAATTGGTTAAGCAAACTAACTCTAAACCTATATTTAAGTTTGGGCATTAATACCCCAGAACCAGTATTACCGGTTAAGGGTACACCAAATTTACTTTTGGTTTCTGTTGTTGCACTATCTACTGCCATGTTGTTCTCCTAGAACTAATTATATATTAAAGTTATTACTTCAATTATACGAATATTTATCTGATCTAAGTTAAAAAAATTAACTGGTGTTTTAATTAAAGTCATAAAAAAGGGCGGAAAAACCGCCCTTTTAATAGTTAAATTACTAGATTAACCAGTTTGTCCCAAAGTATTTTGGATTCTGATAGGTATGTAAATAAATTCAACTGCTTTGACTGGCTGTATAGCAACGTCAATGTGTAATTCATTTCTATCTATTCTTGCTGGTGTATTATTTGAAGTATCACATACTGTGATAAAGTCAAATAGTCCTCTCTGAGCAACAAGTTCGCCAAGTAGTCTATCAACTACTGATTTTGCGTTTGCTCTTGTTACTTCATCATTAGGCTCAAACAAGAATGGTTTAACTGCGTCATCTAATTGCTCACGTAGGTAAACAACTAATCTTGACACATTTACTCTATCCAATGCACTTGAAACAGGATTTAGTGTTTTCTGACCAAATACTGCTAGTCCTCTTCCTGGGAAGTTACCAATTGGGTTTACTTTGTTAATGTAAAGGTTATCTCTTTGTCCTTCACTTAAAGCAACTGGAACATACTCACTACTTGTAGAGTCTAAATAACCTACACTAGTTGCATTGTTCACTAATCCTCTTTGGAAACCTGCTGGTGCAAACCAAGGGAAAGCCACTTGGTCGTTAAATGCTAGTGTTCTCAAAGCCATATGTGAGGCAGGAACCATAACACTTGAACCGTCTAGGTTTGTTGAAAGTCCTGAAGGATAGTAAACTGCGGCGTATGGATCACTTGATACTAGACCATCTTCTCCATTTTCACCTGCATTGTTTGAGTTTGTTGCCCAATTTTTAGTACTTGTAGCATCTGATTTTAATCTAAATGGTGAATCAATAACACTGAATACAGTATTTTTTCTATCTGTACCTAAAGTAATCATTTCATCTGCCAATTCAGGATATCCAGGAACAGCCATGATATTAAATCTGTTTGTTTCATTTCTGATATCTTGATTAGATGTTACTGCTGATTGTAATTGTTTTACAACAACTGCTCTCTGAGCCTTTCTCAACATGTATGGTGAACCATCTGATCTATTACCACTGTGGTCTAACCATAAACCTGTTGATGAATCATATTTCTTAACATTACCACCACTTAATAATTTGTTCCATGCTAACATATTTGCAGGGAATAAATTTGATGATACTGCTGAACTAATTAAAGCATTACTTGAACTAGAACTTCTAAAGTCATTAAATATAATTCCATCTGGTGATACTTGGTCTGTGTTATCAACTAACACCCAAGCACTAGAGGCTCTTTTGTAAATTACTGGATAATTTTCTAAGTCACTTCCGTCAACCCAAATATCCCCATCTACTAATGAACTTACGCCATCAGATTGTAGAGTTGGTGCTGAACCTTTAACTTGAACGTCACCTGTGTAAGGTTCCCATCCAGTTGAAGGATGATTGTAAAGTATATCTACTTTTTCAGTACTTACTGAACTATCATACCATAATGTACCGTCTGCTAATGTACCTGTAATAGCACTATTTTTAGCAGTAAAGCTCAATGCTTCAAAGTTACTGTAAGCATCTGCACTAGAAAGATTTAAGTTAGAAGCACCAAATCCTGAAACGTTTCCGTCTATAACTAAAACGTCAGTACCTGCACTATTAACAAACTTAATTTTTCCTGAGTTGTTTGAAGCAACAACTGTGTTTGCAAAAGTTAAAGTACTATTTGAAGCCGCTAATGCTGTATTGATATCTTGAACCATATCATCAACACTTGCGTTTCCGTCTGAATCACCATCAGTACTAAATGTTACATCAACGTTTGACCCACTGTTAATTCTTAATGAAATACTTACTTTTCCGCTGTGACCAGTTAATGAAATATCTGTGTCACCAAGTGCGGCTGTACTCTCAAATTCAACAGTTGAATTACCATTGTGTCTTTTAGGTGTAAAAGTTGCTTTACCGTCTGCTTCGTTGGCACCTGATCCAGAAACATCAAAGTATATATCTCCAACTTCTGGGTTTGCACCATGTCTTGCACTACTAAATGCACTTGCACTAATAATAGAACTTTCAACTGTTTGAGTAGTAAACTGTGCTGTTGCACTATTATATAATTTTAAAGACCAAACAGAACCGTCGTTAAATGCATTAAGTTGTAGGAAAACATCTCCTGATACTAATGCACCACCACCTTGTCTTGCAACTGGTAAATCGCTGTGATCACCAATTTGAAAATCTGCTGAACTTTTTGCTGTTGACCATGCTGTTGTGCCTATAAGGTTCCAAGCACTTGAACTTGTTTTTTCATAAACTTTAAATGTGGAAAGTGTATTTCCTGAAACATCAAAGTAAACAACTGCAAAGTCGTTTAATGTACCGTAACCTGTTTTAGGTGTACCGTCTGATGCTAGATCTGTTGAAGCAGGAACTTTTACAGTTTGCCTTACATATTTAGAACCATCATATTTTTTGATACCAACTACAGTACTTGCTGTATCTAACCAATATGAACCATTTGCTGGTGCAGTTGTTGGTGCTGTTGCTGTAGGATCTAGATCTGCTAAATCAATATCAGCTCTAAGTACATACGCACTATTGGCTACACCAAGAAAACTGTAAGCGGCTAGTAATCCATATTCATTTTGTTCGTGTCCGTGTAACTGAGTTCCTCCACTTGATTTAAAGACAGGATTACCATAATTTTGTAATAGTTCTCTCTGACTAGAAATTCTGTAGAGTTTATCAGCGGTTGCTGAAGTTGTATATTGTGCTGTACCTGAGCCATCTGGACTACTCTTGTCTTGAGCAGTTGCAATAACTATAAGTGGTACTGAACCTGTACCAGCAGGAGAGTAAAAACTTTCGTCTGATACACTTACACTAACTCCAGGTGAAACTAATGTTGCCATAATTTTCTCCTAATTAAGATAAATTTAAATTTCTTAAATGTATTTATCTTTTCTTAGTATTTTAGGGTATTTTAGAAAATTATTGCGTATTAGGGCGTATTATACTAATTTAAGATTTTCAACAAATTCGCCTGTTTTCCAATCTCTAATTTTATTTACTTGTTGTTCTAAGTCCTGTAAAGACCCATTATTATCAATTACATAATCAACTGGATAGCCAGCCCAATTCCATTCACTTTCGTGTACGTCTCTGTACTTAGTTGTCATTATCTTCCTAGACACAACGTTCTCATGGGCCTGACTTGCTGTTTCAAACCATTCAGGTAACTCTCCACGTTGTACCCATATAATCACACCGTCCATTTTTTTAATTAAATCAAGTTCATTTCTGAATCTAGCATCACTTACAACTACACAAGGTGAATCTTCATTAAGTTTTCTCATGCGATATTCTAAACTGTTTAGCCAAATATCCTGATCAAAATGATTTCTTAAAACTTCTGTGCCCATTAGTTGTAATGCAAGTCTGGGAGTAAAGTTTGGAACACCTAATTTCCTGCTCCAAAACATATCAGGCATTTCACGAAAGTCTCTGCTTTCAATACTATCGCCTTCAAGCATTTCTCTAGGCCAACCAAATATACTGGAGCATACATCTTTAAGAGGGGCCGCAAAACTATCCTGTACACATCCACGTTCTACAAACATATTGGCAACTGTGTCTTTGCCACTGCCTATAAATCCGCAAATGCCTATTATCATATTATCCTATTACAAAGTTTAACGGAATGTTGCCCTCTTCCATATTATGGATACCATCTTTAAGCATTTGCATTTCATTTTGTGCTTCACCCTTTAATGTTTCACCGTTCAACTGAATTGCTCCACCGGCTCCAGGTAATCCACTTGCATACTTACTTCTGGCTTCTCCCAACATATATTTAGATTGTGCTAATGCATATGAACCTAGCCAATTACTAGCATATACATCAGTTAAAAGAATTGACTCTGGAACAAAATTATAAACACCCACAGCAATATCTTCTTCATGTCTGATATTTCTTAAAATTTTAAGTTGCTTGGTATTTCTATTCCAGATAAAATTGTATTCACTACCAAAAATTCTACCAATAGTTTCTTTGTATTGTGCAAAAGCATCAAATACAGCAAGTCCACCAATTTGTCCTGCTTGTAGCATATACATATTGTTAAATGCTACGTCAAATGGATCAAAGTTTGTTCCACCGCCACTATTAGTACCAATACCTCTTCTGTACAAACGTCTTACTTCTTGTACTTCATCTGGTAAAGTGTATTCAGTTACGTCTTTTTGTGTTTGGAAAAATATGATACTTTCTTCTACACTACCTGCACTTAACTGTCTGTAGATAGCAATAGCCTTATCAACAGCAACATCATAATGTTCTCTGTCTAATTCAACATCTACCATTCCGTCACCAAGACGAAGTTGTAGCTCTGTTATGAGTTCTTCTCGACTTTTATATCCTATCTGATCTTTTGGCATACTACTATTTATCTAATTTTTAATTAAAATGCCTTAAGAATGATCGTGGAATCGTTAATTCTCCCATTTAATTTGATTGGTGTTGTTTTAAGCTCTTCGAATGTTTTAGCAAATTTAGTTTTAGCATTACCAGTCCAATTACTAATTTGCTCTTTAGGTTTTCTGAGTGTTTTTTGTAAACTTTCCTCAGGATTAAAATCTTGTATGGTTGTGCCTTTGACTGTTAGGCCATCTCTACCCATATTACGTGGGTCTTTATTCCTTGCGTGGTACACACCTATTTTCCTAGTTTTAGTATTGTACACCCAAAGTTCATTCGCATTTACAACCTCTGTAGGATGAATACTTGCTATACCTAATTCACTATCATTTATTTGATATTTTAATTTTTTAACAATGGACTCTTTGCTTCTTGCTCTAGGCTTACGAGCCTTTCGTGTAGTCTTTTTAGTTTCTATAATTGTATCGCATGATGTATTAATTTTTTCAAAAAATGTTAAAAAATCTTTTCTCATTTTAGGTGTGAAATGAGAGTATGCTTCTTTGATATCAGGATCTTTCCATTCTTTTACTTCTGTTGCTTCTTTATATTGTGGCTCAAAATCATCTTTGATAAGTTTTGCATGATTGGCTTTTATTTCTGGTTGATATACCAGCATGTCTTTATAGGGATCAAAATCATTAATTGTAAATTCACCATCAACAAACTGATCTATTTTGTACTCCCAATCAGCACAGAGATCTGTAATCTGCTGTTTCATTCTTTCCTGTATGCTGATTACCTTTTTAGGCTTTAATTCTGCTTTTGCTTGTTTTTCTTTTATGTACTCTTTACCCCTTTTAAGCCATTCCTCTTTTCTTTTACCAAAATGCTTTAAAATACTTTCAGGCATGTATCCTAATTTATATTCAACATAAGTGGAAATACCAGTTGCTGAAAAGGCCCAATCTGGATTTGCTAAAATTATTTTTTGTTCTTGTTTAGACCAACCTGATTTATTTTTAACCCAATTTTTTACAGAAGCAACCAACTTCTTTTTAGGTATTTCTGTTCTAACAAAATATTCACAACTGTGAAATGCTTTGTCCTGTTCTTCAGGCTCTGTTATGAGTGCTAGAGCCTTCCATTCAGGCTCTTTGGTAACGTAAATGCTTCTCTGTTTTTTTCTCGGCATGTGTGTCTCAATCTTCAAACATATCAGGGTCTGGATTAACATACATCATTTTTATTGCTAACGGCCAGTTATCGAACCCTATTATATCATTTTTATCTTTAAGCACACTTTTTTGCTTAAAGAACTGAGTAATACTTATCATTCCGATGAATTTTCCTGCTTTTTCACCTGCTTTATACATAAAATATGAATTTGCAAGTATAAAAAGTAAAAATAAAATATAGATATCCATAGTTCACAATTCTCCTAAAACAATAAGTTTAACAAAAACTTATTTATTTGTCAAGGAAAATTATTTACCTTTTGAGAATCTTTTGTCTTGATTGTGAGGTATTTGATTTTCTAGGATATTTTTCCAAACAGCAATAGTTCTGTCTAAGCCTTCACTAAGACCTACTTTTGGAAACCATCCTAATCTGCTAGTAATTTTATGATTTGTACTATTAAGTATATAAATTTCTCCAGGACGTTTTGGTTTTGTATTCCAATTAACGTGTCCTTTCCAACCTATTTTACTAGCAATTAAATGTACATAATCTTTAATTTTGATTGCATTGTCAGGACCTATACAAAATATTTCTCCAGCACATTGTTCTGGATTATTTATTACTGTTTCCCATGCATCTAATAAATCATCAATGTAAATAAAGTTTCTGTATGGCTCGCCATAACCTAAATTTATCTCTTTTGGATTTTTTAGCATTTGTGTAATTATTTGTTCAGTAACAAAGAAGTCGTTATCCTTCCTGCCATATGCGTTTGTTTGACGTATTGCTGTAAATGGTAAACCATAACTTCTGTGTGCATACTCTAAATATTTTTCACAACCATATTTTGCAACGGCGTAGGGGGCATTTGGATTTGGAGGCGTTGCTTCATTGAATGCAATTATACCTTCTTCTTTACCTTCTTTTATTATATCACTAATTGGTTGCCAACCATAAACTTCCATTGTACTAGCAAACACAAAGTTTTTAAGGTTAGGTAATGTAGCCGCAATTTCAATCAAATTTACTGTACCCACATAATTTACTTCACTAAAACTTATTTGCTCATAAAAACTGTCTTGTACTTCTGTTCTTGCCGCCAAGTGTACAATAATTTCTGGATCGAACTGTTTAATTTGGAATCCCACTTTAGCATGGTCTCTTAAATCTTCTGTTAAAAATTCTAGTTCATGTTTGTCTTTCAGTCTCTCAACCATGTGCTGACCTATAAAACCGTCTGCTCCTGTTATAAAAATTCTCATTATAAATCCTCTTCTTTTGCAAATCCTGTTACTTGTAAAGTATATCTATTTGTATTACTAACATTACTAACACAATGCACCTGATTTTTTAATATATATGTAAAATCTCCTTTTACATATTCTGGATACGTTGTGTCTCCTATTTCTAAAAAATGCCCCATTATTTTATCCTGTAAAAATACATTTACTCTTACAGGTGTTTTATCTTTTATGTCCCAATTATTTAATTTTGCCAAATCATATAGTCTAAAAAATTTATCTGTATGTGGTCCTATAAATCTACCAGGCTTTACACAATTTACAGTAACCATAGAATACTCTACATTAGGAAACATTTCACGTATTTTATGAGCCCAGGATGGAGCATGTTCGTCATATGTTTGTAAAACAATAGGCCCATCTGTTGGATAATCTGGTACTGGTAGATTATTATCTTTCCAGTAACCTCCAGACCAAATAGTATTTGTTTCTTCTACAAATTTAGTTAGATATAGTTCTCTTTCGTCTAACCAATCTAGATTTACATGACCTTTTATCATTTATATAATACCGTAACCTGTGCAGAGTAAAAAGGTTCATCTCCCATATTACCTGCTATATGCCAATCATCACTACCAAACTTTACCCAATCGCCTTTACGCCATTTTGTAAAAGGTTGATCATGTATTTCATAATAATGTCCTCTTTTCCAATCCTCTAAAAAAATTAAATATCTGTAACCTTCACCTTCACCATGTTCTTGTTTTAATTTAAAATGTTTATCTACATGATGCGGAATTGTGTTTCCTGGTAATACTTTAATTACACTTACAACATGATGATCGAATCCTTGTGGTATTTTATTTGCTAAATTATGTACCCAGTCAGGAGACTCTTCAAACATTTGCCAAATACTACTATTATGCTCATTGTAATATTCTTCCAGTGCCTCATATTGTTGATAACACTGAAAGTAATCCTCAAATCTAATATTATCTAGTTGAGCTTTTGGTATAGAGATATCAAAATGTCCGTACTCAATCACAATAACTCTCTAAAGTTCCTCTACGTCTAAGATCTAAAGTAGCACAATGAATACCGCCAGACAACGTCATAGAGTGCCTGAATTGAACAGGTACACTATCTATACCATACTTGTCTAATTCTCTCATCAGAGGCTCTTGTGCTGAGTCTAAGATAACAGTATTCTCATCTACACTAAGTAAATTCATACCAATGTATGGAGAACATGGTGCTATGTAACCTTCCTCAGAAAGTTTACTGCCTTGGACTACACAATCATCAAACCAAATTTTATCCCACTTTGCAAACATTTCAGGACAATTATCTGGCGTAACTCTTGAACTGTTCATTAAAACTAGTCCTGGTCTAAGAGGAACTATAGTACTATCAAAGTGTGCAAAACTGTAAAGTTCGCTATAATGCATTTTGTAACCCATTGGTTCTAATAATCTTTTAAGCCATTTGTAACCTTTCATGTTACCTGAATTACTTACTTGATATAATAAATCTTTTCCGACTCTCACAATGTTTGGAGCATCAAAACATATCTCATGATCTAATAGGGTGGCAACGTCTAAATTATCAAACTGATACATGTCATCATGTAAGTTTGGTTTAGGTGCTTGTAGCCATAAGGCTCCGTCTTCAAATGCTTCATACATTATATCTTCATATAAATGTTTTGCTTCAAAATATCTTGCTCTTACAGGAGTAGGCGTTTCAATTAACATATCGCCTAATGGTAGTATTAAATCTCTTGGACACCAACTGTACCATCCTTTGGAACTCCAACCTTTACCTATATCGTAATTTAAATTTTCCCAATCAACTATTGCTGGTCTATGTACCTTTACACCCATTTTTGTAAGTGTGTCTGCTAGTCCATCAGCATCTTCGTTGGCTTCATCTATCACCCATTGAGGATAAACTCCCTCTAATGGTTTAATTTGTTCTTCTGGATATGGGGCATAACTGAAACTTCTTGCTGAGATATCAGTTGCTATGCGACTATGATGGGCATGTCCTACAATTATTTCCTCTAAAGGATCCCAATCATTGTGCGAGTTTACTATCATTTTATCTCCTGTATAGTGTGTTGCAGTACTATTTATTTTAAAAAATTTTTATTCTGTATGTATTCTGACATAATATTAAAATTATGCTCACATATAGGAGTAACATTCTCAATAAATTTATTTTTTTCTGTATCTGACATCTCAGATATTTTTTTCATTTCCTTTATTACTAACTTGTACCTAACAATATCATCTTCTACAAGATCATATTCTTCATTTATAAAAGGTGCAAAACTTTTAAATCCGTATTCTTTCATTTCCTTTAAAAAATTTGCACAATAAAAAACAACAAAAGGTTTTTTCAAACTAATAGGAATAAAAAATTTTTCAGATAACTGATTAAAATTATTTTCCTTTCTATCGTGATCTGCTTTGTCCTCTAAAATAATATTTATTAAGGATTTATTTTGTGCTTTTAAAAGTTGTTCAGAAAAATTTAAATTAAAATATTTGTTTTTATCAAATGCATTTTCCTGATAAAGTTTACCTAATATATTTTCTTCAACATTTTTATTAAGTGCTTCTTTAAGTAATTCTATTTCAGGCGAATCTTTATACATATTTAATACAAATTCTTTAATGTTTTGTATATTAGTACCACCATAAGAGTAATTTTTATTAAGTAAATTAGCATGTTTTAATAAATGTAAAACAATAAATTTACTGTTCCTAACAGTATTTGCTGGAATAAAAAAATCTTGTTCAATTTTAGATTGCGGTATAGTTTTATTTAAAAATAGATAAGTGTAAGGCAACAATAATAATGATTTAATTATTTTTACATCATCAGACTCGATACTTATATTGCTTGTAATAAAATTTATTCTATTCCATACTGCTTCAGGAAAATATGTTTTTATAGCAGGTATGTGATTAATATTTTCTAATAATTCTTGTATAACTAAAATATTTTTTGTGTCTTTATTTAGAAATCTGTTAAGTAAACTTATTGTGTGATTGTTATAGAAAAATTTAAAATTATTATCGCTGGCTCTTATTAAATTTAAATGGTATATATTACAGTCTGTAATATTAACGTCATAAAATTGTTCTAGTGTAATGTATTCTGTATCTATTTCGTCTGCATTGTAAAATTGTAGTAATGAAGACTCGAGACTTTTGTTTAGTATTTTTAATTTATCTAGAGGTTGGCCTTCAGAAATTAAATGAATATTTTTTATTTTTAACATTAACAGTCACCTAACCACTCACTCACACAAACTCTGTAATTACCAGTTATGCCTCTGTTAAATTCTGAGTGTCTTATATCATCACCTAATCCAAAAATAACTGTATCTGTCCAAACTAAATCATTTTGGTGACATATTTCTTCATACTGTTCTTTGTAATTATTCCAATTATAATCAGTACTAAAATTTTCCATGTATTGGATTCCTAAAGCCATACTATAATTGTTAGCCATTTTTACTTCGTTTAACATACTAATACCATCATCTGAATAGTCTCTTGTCCAACGAATTCCTACTCTGTGATTTTCTAATGTAAAAAACGGCTTACTTAAACTGCATGTAACTTCTTTAACACATGGAAATTCGTCTAGGTCTATATGCACATTTTTTGCTATACCCCAATATGCTAAATCTAAACACACAGGAATATTATGAACATTACATATTCTTAATATATTTTCAAAATCAGGATGTATGCAACCAAAGTCACTAAATGGAGCACTTACTAAAAGAGCATGTAAATCAGGACCTCTTAATGTTCCTTCTAAATGATGGGGATAATTTATATATTTAAATTCTACATGTTTTCCTAGACAAGCATGGTATTGAAAGTCACCAATTAGACAATTAATTTCTCTGTCCTTACTGTGTTTTAAAATAAATTGATCAAATGTTTGACTTGTTCCTTGTGTATAGTCAGCAAAAGCAAATTTATCAAGGCCTTTAATTGATTTTGATTCTGAAAAGTTCATCCATTCTGTCCAAACTTTTGCATATTCATCTAGAGTAGGAGTATGCAAATTAGACAACTTATTGTGAAAATTTAATATTTCACTATTACGAATGGGCCTTGCTCCTCTAACTGCTGACATAAATCTATTTATCAGTTAAAATATGTGTTAATTTATATACTGATAAATATTGGCATGCCTCAATTTACACAACCTAAAAGTGTTCATGTAGAACTCACAGATAAATGTAATGCAGAATGTCCTGTTTGTGTTAGGCGTTTAGGTGGAGGTAAATTAAACTCTATTATTCAAAATATAGAACTAGGAGTGGATTATTTTAAAAAGTTATTAGGATTTGAATTTTGTTCAAATGTTGAACATTGGCAATTTTGTGGTACCAAAGGTGATCCAATAGCATGTACAGAATTAATTGACATTATAAACTTTTTAAAAAATTGTAATCCAAATACAATGTTTTCTATTCATACAAATGGAGGTTTTAGATCTGAAAAGTGGTGGACACAATTAGGAAACCTTTTAAAAGACACAGAGTCATTTGTTGTTTGGGGAATAGATGGCCTTGAAGATACAAATCATATACATAGAAAAAATGTAAAATGGAAAAAGTTATGGGCAAATTTAAATGCTTTTAACGAAACTGGTGCCAAAAGTACCTGGCAATTTTTAGTATTTGAACACAACAAACATCAAATTAAATCTGCAATAGATTTGTGTAAACAAATGAATATAACATTTGAGTCTAAAGAAGCATTTGGTTTTGGCATTAAAGAAAAAGACGGCATAAAGGAAATATATCCTATAGAAGTATTTGATAAGGAAGGTAATTTTGAATACTCTATTAATCCTCATAATAGTAATGAACCAAATGTAAAAGTATTAGAGTTAGACCCTGAAAAAAGAAAATTTACAACAAATGAGTATAGATTATACCCTGAATATATGAATTTAATAAAAGGACAATATGAAATAGACTGTAAAGTAGGAAAAAATACATCTGATTTGTATATAGATTGTGACGGTGCGTTGTTGCCTTGCTGTTTTATTGGTGCTGGAATATATACATCTCCATTAGATAGGCAATTACAAACACAATTTTCCGATAGAAAACAGTTTATACCCACAGCAGAATACACATATAAACAGATTTTCCAAAATAAGTACTACACCGATACTATTCATAAAGGTATTTCAGGCGATTTACCTGAACAACCAAAATATACAGTTAAGTGCATGGAAACTTGTGGCAAATGTCAGTAACATAAACCGATAAATAGTATATTATGCCAAGAATAAGTTTATGGAATCCAGTTAAAACACATGACTACAACTTTGTAGACAGAGTTGTTGGCGAGCATATCTATGCAGGTGGCACTGGAGTTCATGTACATAAGTATATGGGAGTACATGGTGACGATGACGGAAAAGATCCTACTCGTCCATCTCCTGAAGCCGGAAATAATACAGAAGTCTTTATACAGGATTTATTATTTTTAGAAAACAGAGATAGAAAATACGATAAAGATATTTATGAATTACGTGGGCAATATAATATAGCAGACAACGATGCATTTGATTTAACACAATTTGGTATGTTCTTAGCAAACGACCAAGTGTTTATGAATTTCCATATAGAAAGCATGGTAGAATCAATAGGCAGAAAACTTATGCCTGGTGACGTTTTAGAGTTGCCACATTTGAGAGACGACTTACTACTTGGTAGCGATGATGCTATAAACAGATTTTATGTAGTAACAGATGGTGCAAGGCCAAGTGAAGGATATGATCCTAGATGGTGGCCACATCTTTGGAGAGTAAAATTAGGACCTATAACAGATTCACAAGAATACAGAGATATACTAGGTACTGGTGAAGAGGAAGAAGATTTAAGAAACCTAATTAGTACATACGCAAATGAAATTAATATAAATGATAAAATATTAGAACAAGCAGAACGTGATGTTCCATTTGATCCGCAATATAGAGATACTGCACATTTATACTTTGATGAAGAGGTTCCTGATAAACCTGCTGTAGGTTTAGCATTTGGCGGTAATGATGGTCAACCTATAAATGGATTAAGTGTAGTTGGAAGTGGGGATAGTTTCCCAACAAGTGGTACAAATGATGGAGACTTTTTCCTTAGAACAGATTTTTCACCAAATAGATTGTTTAAAAAATCAGGATCAAGATGGTTAAATGTTGGCTCAGATGAAAGAGGAAATTGGAGTGCGGCAAATAGAATATTGTCTACATTTATTAATAATGAAAATATTACAACTAACTCTGATGGTGAAACACAAAGTGAAAGAGTGCCTTTAAGTAAGGTTGTAAAACCACAAACGGATAATTAATATGAGATTTAGAGAATTAAATAATAAAAAACTTAATGAAAATAAAGAAGAGTTATCCAGACTGGAAGACAAAAAATTTGATCTAGAGAGTGCTTTGGACCGTGCTAGAGAAATTACCAAAACTATTAAGTATGTAGATACTCCTATAGAAATTATGTCTAAATTAGGTACACTTGCTGAAGAGCATGGATTAGAATTAGACAGTTATGATGAAAACAAAGTTTTAGAAGCAAAAAGAAAATTAGAAAGTGCTATCTATCAATTAGAAGAAGTTTTTGAAGATGCAATACGTGATCTATCTAATAAAATAGACGAAATAGAATACGAGTTAGAGTACGGCGAAGAATAAAATGGCAGGTAAAAATTTAGATTATTGGTATGACGAGCAGATAAAACGATATCTTATACAGGTTATCAGAATTTTTTCTAATTTTAAAGTAAGAGAATTCACAGATAAGGGAACAAGATATAATAAAGTACCAGCAAGATACGGAGATAGTAGCAGAATGGTTGCTAGTATATTGCGTAACAATTCAGAAAATATTATTAATAGTGCTCCATTTATATCATTAACTATACAAAGCATCCAGCCGGCAAGAGATAGAACACACGAACCTTTTTTAGTAGATACACAACAAGTTGCAGAAAGAGAGTTTAATAAAGAAACAGGTACATATTCTTCCGCACAAGGAAATTTATATACAACACAAAGGTATATGCCTGTACCATATAATTTAACTTTTAACGTAGATATATGGACAACAAATACAGACACAAAATTGCAACTATTAGAACAAATTTTTGTATTGTTTAACCCTAGCATACAATTACAATCAAACAGTAACCCTTTAGACTGGACTAGTGTATTTGAAGTAGAACTAACTGATATAAATTGGAGTAGTAGAAGTGTTCCTGCAGGTGTTGATGAGCAATTAGATATATCCACAATGACTTTTAGTAGTCCTATATGGATTTCTCCACCAGCAAAAGTTAAAAGACAAAGCATAATTCAAAGAATAATAAACGATATCCATTCGTCTCCTAATTTAGATGATTTAGGATATAGCGAAGAATATGCAGACTTTTTTGGCTCTGTTGCAGAGCTCGGAGAGGTTGTTGTTACACCAAACGACTTATATGTACAGGTTGCAGGTAGTACAGCAAGACTTGTAAACAATGCAGGACTAGGTCAAAAATGGCAAGATATTATAGAAATGCAAGGCGAACTAAAAGCCACTAGTAAATTAAAACTTAACATATCTTCAGATTCAGATAATGAATTAAATATGTTAGTTGGATCTGTTACTGCTAATCCATTAGACGATACTGCTTTAATTTTTAATATTGATTCAGATACTCTTCCAGTTGATACTCTAGATGATGTAGATAAAATTATTGATCCAAGAGAAAATTATCCAGGAGATGGGACTTTGCCTGCCGCAACTACAGGCCAAAGATATTTAATTACAGAAGATTTAACTAAAACTGGATACACAAATTGGGATATAGATGCATCTGAAAATGATATTATTTCATATGATGGCACAAAATGGACAGTAGTATTTGATGCTAGTGCAAATCAAACAGCACAGTTTACAACTAATACATTTACATCCAAACAATTCAAATGGACAGGTACAGGCTGGATAAGTAGTTCTGAAGGCGAATATAAACCTGGCTATTGGAGACTTATACTATAATGAAGACCACTGCGGCAGGAGTTGTTTTTCTTGCCAAAGATACTGGTAGGTGTTTATTACAACTCAGAGAAGGCACAAAACGATTTAACCATACCTGGGGGTTTTGGGGCGGTATTATTGAAAAAGGTGAAACTCCTTACCAGTGTATTCAAAGAGAGTTAGAAGAAGAAATAGGGTTCGTTCCAGAACTTGAAAAACTAAATCCAATAGATGTATATCAAAGTAAAGATAAAAATTTTTACTATTACAGTTTTGTTTATGTAATTGAAAAAGAATTTTTACCAGAACTTAATAGCGAAAGTTGTGGTTATGCATGGGTAAATATAGGGCAATGGCCCAAACCATTACACAATGGATCTAAAATAACATTGTATAATAATGGTGGTACTGATAAACTCCATACAATTCTAGAAATTAATTCCTGATAAATATACACATGAGCAAAGGCGAAATCATAGATTTTGAGGTCTTGCGAATACAGAACGATCTGGACCAATTTCAGCGGACAAAAACCATTCCACATACACTATTAGAAGGCACATATGATATCGAGGAGATAATGAATGTGTACTATAAAAAACTATCTTCTAAACACCAAAAATTAGCAGATAAGATTTATAAAGAGTATCTGGAAAAAATTGAAGAAAATATTGATACACTGAAAAAGGCTATGAAAAAAGATTATGCCAGAGTTGTAAAAAATATGGCTACTGAGCATGAGAGTTTTTATTTTAAAGAAATAATGAACTTATATAGGCCTAGTATAAATCCAGTTAGAGCTCTGTATTACCAGACTCGTGATGTGACCAGGAGGTACAATCCTGAGCACCCGTATCACTATTGGTTAATAGATCTTGTGTCAGATTTAGAATTTAACAATATAATTTTAGATGCTTTAAGAAAAGATATTGGAAAACTAGAACGTATTATTAAAAGATATTATTTTCCTTTAGTTAAAAAAACTGAGGGTGTGCCTTTAGAAATGTTTCATGCCAAGCAACAACTTAAAGATTTTAGACATTACTATAAATTTTTTAGAGGTGTAAAAGATTGGCAACCTGATGAATAATTAAGCAGAAATCATACCTGATAATTTTTTCCTGTTTACTGCCTGAAGAGATACTATTAATCTGTTTAACTTTCCATCTGGATTTACTGCACTATGCCAACTGGTTTCTGATACTTTAAATAAAAACAATGTCCCTGGTTTTCCACCAACTGTTTGCATACTTTCTGGAATACATTCATTATGCTCATCATGATCATAAATGTTTGTACCAAACGTATATTTAGGATTGCAATAAATTATTCCCCTAACAGGAGGATTGTTTGGTGTTTCATGCTTACCATAATAGTCATTATGTATATGTAAATTTTGTCCTCTTGATATCATATTATTTACACAATTTATTCCATCAACATTTACACCCCAAACTTCATTAATTGCATCTGTAAATTCTTTTTCTGAATCTTTAATTAATTCTAAAAGGTTAAAATACGGAGATACATATCTTGGTCCATCATTTTTATATGAATCATCAGATAGATCTTCCATTGTTTTTAAATATTGCTTAAACAGATAAGTGTCATGTAAATTTAAAACAAAATCTTCAATTATAATATGCTCAAAAGGTTCTTTTATAATATTTTCTTTTTTAATTTTATCTATATTTTGTATTTTAAAATTTGAACTCATATAAAATTTCCTGCAAGTATATCATATTCTTTTGTATTTATAAATTTTAAAGATACAATTAATCTATGTGATTTATTTTCTGTGTTAAAAGCACTATGCCAACTATTTTTTGAAACCCTAAATAAAAATAATGTACCTGGATTCCCACCAACTGTTTGCATACTTTCTTTTACACACTCATTATTTGAATTGTGTCCATAAATATTTGTGCCAAATGTATATTTTGGATTACAATAAATTATTCCTCTTACTGGAGGCATATAATGAATATCTTCAATATCATAGTCATTATGTATTGTTAAATTTTGTCCTTTTGATATCATATTAGTTACAGGAAGAATTTTATCCACATTAACATTCCAAACATTATTAACTAATTCGCAAATATGATTTTGTTTTTCCTGTATTAATTTTTCAATATTGTAATATTCTGTTACATATCTAGGCCCATCTGCTGGATGGTTTTCTGAAATATCTTTATATGTACTTAAATAATTTTCAAACATAACTTCATTATCTAACCCTGCTATAAAATCTTCCACTATTATATGTTCAAAAGGCTGAATATTAATATGTTGTCTGTTTATTTTATCTATATTTTGAAGTATCATTTACTTGTTTTTCTTTCAACTCCGTCCCAATCACCTTTTGGCATAGGTTGTTTTATTCTTTCTGAATATAATTCAGTCAAAACAGGATTCCAATTATGTTGCTTCATTATATCTATTTGATGTGCAACTGTACTCCATTCTCTGTTTTGATATGCATCTACCATTCTATTTACAGTTCTTGCCTCTTTATGGTCTCTAAGTATGGTATAAATTGTTACTGGTGCTGTTTGGCCTTTTACTGCTATTTTATCTAATGTAACTAAATTTTCAGGTGCTTTAATTTGTTTTAGAGTATGCTCTGTAAACATAAAGAACACACCATACTCTTTTGTTTGTGCTTCTAATCTAGCCGCCAAGTTTACACTATCCCCTAATACAGTATAATCAAAACGTTGATTACTTCCCATGTTACCTACAACTGCATCACCTGTATTAATACCTATACCAACTCCTAACTCCATTAACCCATCTGCTTTTAATTCTTTATTAAGTTCTGCTAATTTTACTTCCATTTCCTGTGCTGTTTCTATTGCCAACTGAGCATGATTTTCTATATCAAGTGGTGCTCCCCAAATAGCCATCAAGGCATCACCAATGTATTTGTCTATTGTGCCTTCTTTTTGCATAACCAAATCAGTCATTGGTGTCATATATCTGTTAATAAGTTTACCTAAACCTTGTGGGTCTGTTTTAAATTGTTCTGATATAGGAGTAAATCCACGAATATCTGAAAACAGGTATGTCATTGTTTTTGTATCACCACCTAACTGTAATAGCTCAGGATTCTTTTGTAATTTTTTAACCATTGCAGGAGCAAGGTAATGTTCAAATTGTTTTTTAATTTGCTCACGTAATTTGTATTGTTTGTAGAAATTATTAAATGCCGCCTGTGTAAACACTAAAAATCCTGATAGCACAGGGAATGTAGCATCTAATAAAACCAAATCATTAGTATATTTGTAAACACTGAAATATGCCATACCTCCCAATACACTCAAACTTATAGGTGCTGTCCATAGTAAAGGCAATTTATATACTGCAAGTGCTATAAGAATCATAGTCAATAAAGCAACGACAAGCTCTGTCACAGCACTTAATTGGCTTCTTGTTATGTTACTGCCATCTATAAAGTTTTGTAGCATGTGTGCTTGTATATGCTGTGGATATAAGTTTCCTCTAGGTGTAGGCACAGGGTTTGCAATCCCTTCAGCAGTAACACCTATTATTACCCATTTACCCATAAGATCAGGAATGCTTTCTGCACCCTCATATTCTATTTCTTCAAACTGATTATTAAATCGTATATAAGCAGTACCGTTAGGTTGTGTTACTATAGGGTCAAAAGGCGGTACTGCAACTTCCTGTATTCCTATTTCAGATGTTTTTATCATATAACTGGGTTTGCCAGTATGTACTCTCAACATCTCGACTGCAAAACTAGGATATATCTTATCTCCAACTGTTATAGCAAGTGGATAAGTTCTTGTTTGATTATCAGGCTGTGGTGCAGATGCTAAAACACCTTTACCATTACTTACTACTTCTAACATAGGAACATTAGTTACAAGGTTAGGCCATGTAAGCAAATAATCTTTTGCAGGTACAGGTCCTATTGTGCCAGTTCCTATATGAGGGCCTGTTGACTTTATGCCTTTTACACTTGGTGTTTGACTTAAAATATTAAAATTAACAGGATTTTTTCTAGCACCTGGTACATTTACTAAGTTTTGATTTAAAATACTAGCAAAACTATCATCTCCCTGAAACCTGTCTTTCTCAGGAAACATAATAGTCCATCCTACAGGGCCACTATTTTTCATAGCAACATCAACAAGCATTTGAGCATAGTATTGTCTTGGGAAAGGATATTGCCCATACTTTGCTAAACTTTTTTCGCCAATGTTTAATATTACAACATTTTCACTTTGTTGTATTTCATCTAATTGTTGATAACTGTCAAAAACTTGACCACGTAAACTTTGTAATGGCGTAGGGTCTACTATTCTTAAGCCAAGTAAAAGTGCAATAGATAAGACCACTGCATAACCACTATATAACCATTTCATATCTATATTTATCGTGAAAAACCTCCCTAAAAGGGAGGTTTCATTCTAGTCTGCTCGTTTTAAAGTCGTCGAGGTCGACTGGCAAATTATGGCTTTTAGTTTTAAGAGTCTCTAAACCACCGGGCAATCCGGGAAATCGCTCTATCTAATTATGCTACTTCAATCATGCTTAGTGGCACATTGTAACTACCACCTTGCATATCAACAATAGCACGTTTGATGTTAATTTTAGTAATAACACCTGGTGTTCTTTTAGTTTTTTGTACAACAAAAACTTTATCACCAACATTTAAACTGGCTTTAGTTTGTGTCTCCATTACTGTTCTTGTATAACTGATTAAAGATTGTAAATCAGATGTGCTAAAATTACCTCTGCTTACTGCTTGTTTAATATCTGTTATATTCATAGTTACTCCTAATTTCTAAATATACATATATTATACAATATATCTATTATTTGTCAAGTACTTTAGGTAACTATTTTCAGTCTACAAAGGCACGTTCTAGCATGAAATCTCCCATTTCACCTGTATTGCCTTCTTCAAAATTTTGATATGAGAATGTTTGCCTGCATTCTTTATTTAATGATGGGGAGCCACATACCATAATAGCATCTAACTCTTTATTTAATTCTCTACCTAAAACAGGTTGTATATACATCCAAAACCTACCAGTTCTAAAATATTTTTCTCTGGTTACAGAAGGAATATATGTAAACGGCATCATACCTGATATTTCTGACATAGTATCTTTGTATGTAATTTCTGCTACTTCCCTTACAGTATGAAATAAATATACATTCTCAAATCTTTCATATGTCTCAGGATCTTTTGCTATACTAACAAAAGGTGCTACACCTGTGCCTGTTGCTAGAAGAATTAAATTTTTCTTGGGTGTTAAATAATCTACAACTAAACTACCTGTGCATTTTGGATTTACTAATATTTCATCTCCAATCTGTATGTTTTGCAGTTTACTTGTTAAAGGTCCTTTTTCAACCTTAATACTAAGAAACTCTAAATAGTCATCATAACAAGTGCTAACAATACTATATGCTCTCATAATATTTTTAGGTTCGAGTTCTAAACCTATCATGCAAAACTCACCGTTTTTGAATCTTAAACTTTTGTCTCTGGTTGTTTTAAAACTGAATAGTCTATCTGAATAATGTTTTACTTCTATAATTTTTTCTTTCAGCATATCAGTATTTATTTTTATCTGATTTGATTGCAATTTCGTTTGGCACTATTAATTACATCTATATTATTAATTACTGCTACACCTGTTATAAAATTTGCCATAGTTAAATCATTTTCAGAAGTATTTTCAATAAAATTATTCCAACTAGTACCGAAAATTATACCTTTGTGTGCTACAAGTCTTAAAGTTGAAGGTCTTTCTCCTAGTAAAGGATTTAATTCTGAAATGCAATCATAACCTAACCCTTCTGAAGTTGTTAAAACATCTAATGCTTGTAATGTCCAAAAAAGTGACCATTGCCAATCCTTAGGTCTTTTGTACATTTCAAATTTTGGTAATAACGACTTAGTTTGATCCTGCTTTAATGCATCACAAAATTTTGCATTTGTAACACAAAATTCAAAATCGAATTCAGGCTCATACTTTAAATTAAGTTTTTTTGAATATTTTTGAAAGGGGTCATGAGGAATATATGCTGGACTAATAACAATTTCCTCTGCCATTGCTGACAGAGGAAATATTGTAACTAACAAAAAAAGTAGTAACTTATTCACATTCTTTAGGGTTCTTAGCACAATATTTCATTACCTTATCTAACAATTTAATTTGTTCAATAAGTTCTTTAATGTCCTCGTCTCCCTGAAGCTCATCCTCTTTTGAGGATTCTGTAATTGGGTCTTGTTTACACTTTGATGTAAGAAGACACTTTACAGAGAATGAGCTTTTACTTCTTTTCTTCTTCGGCTTTTTCTTCTTTGGGATCTTGAAGTTCGTCAGTTTGCTCATCAATTTCATCTGAAACTGTTTTAACAACACCTGCTCCAACTTCTAATGCAGTGGTTGAGATGTCTGAAACATCTTCGGCTACTGCAATAGTAATATCTGATGCTGTGCCTACCACAGTATCAACTGTGTTAGTAACTAACTCTTTACCACCATCGATTGCCATACCAACTGTTGCACAACCTTGTGTAAAGATCACAAAAAACAATCCGAAAAACATATTTTTAATGTTATTCATGTTATTCTCCTTATAAGGTGTTATAAAACCATCTGTTCTTATAACAATATTATTTATCTTATATTAAAACAGGTTATAAAGAAA